GCTGATGGAGCAGGGCTACCTGTCGCCTGTCATATCCAAGGGCGGTCTGAACCAGATTGACCTGACCAACGTCAAAAAGCGTGGCGGTGAGTTTATTGAAAGCGACCTTGCCACGGCTGCATCTGATCCCGAACTGGTGCGGAAGACGGTTGCTGAGATTGTGGAACTAAGTGCGGATCGCAAAAGCTGGCTGGTGTTTAGCAGCGGCGTCAATCATGCCTACATGCTGAAAGATGAATTTGAGGCCCACGACATTGATGTCGGTGTGGTGACAGGTAGTGACAGCAGCGCCGTGCGCGAGGCAACCATTGCAGACTTTAAGAGCGGCTATCTTAAATGCCTGATTAATGTCAATGTGCTAACGACTGGATTTGATCACCCTGCCGTTGACAGCGTTAGTTTGTGTAGAGCAACCGCAAGTTGTGGCCTCTATATCCAGATGATTGGGAGGGGTACGAGGGTAGCCGAAGGAAAGAAGGATTGTCTGGTCTGTGATTTCGGTGCAAATGTTGAACGGCACGGATTTATTGATAGGGTAAAACCCAAGGATAAAAGCGCGGGGGCAGGCGAGGGTACGGCACCCGTAAAGCAGTGCGAGGCTTGCCAGACCATGTGCCACTCTGCCTGCCTACAATGTCCAGAATGCGGGTTTCAATTCCCGCCACCCACTTTGAACCACAATTCAAACAGCTATTCTGGGGCCATGCTTTCCAGTCAAGTGCAGGCCGAATGGGTGGACGTGGACAGTGTGATTTACAAAAGGCACAAAAAAGAGGGCAAGCCTGATTCGATCAAGGTCACGTATTACGCTGGGCTGCTGTCGGTAAACGAATGGCTATGCCCAGATCATGGTGGCTATGCCGCCAGTAAGTATCAGGCGCGGCGGTCAATGCTGGCGTCTGGTGCTGATACGACAGACGAGGCGATGAATGAGTGCCAGTGGTGGAATTGGCCTAGCAGAATAAAGATAAAGCCAAGCACCTACGATCCGAAGTATCACGAAGTTGTTCAGTTCGATTACACAAAGGTGGAGAGAAAACATGAGACACAAGAAGGCCCGTTCGCAGACTTTAGTCTTGAAGACATCCCATTCTGAACACAGTGAACAGGTGGGATTTGTTAATTGGTTTCGGGCGAAGTATCCAAAAGTTTTAATCTTTGCGATCCCCAACGGGGAGAAGAGATCGATTAGCGTGGCGACACGGCTGAAGGCAGAGGGGGTAACGCGGGGAATACCCGATCTTTATATCCCCTCCTGCAATTTGTGGGTCGAAATGAAGCGGGTCACGGGTGGGAGACTTTCCCCCGATCAGAAAAAAATCATTAGTTATTTAGAATCGGTGGGGCATACTGTGATTGTGGGCAAGGGCGCAGGCGATGCGTCGAAGCAAGTGCTGGAGTTTTTGGAAAAATGACCATTGAAGTCGCCCCTGCCAGTTCGTCTGATTTGACTTATATTGACAGTTTGCAAAAGAAGAATGCTGAAGAATTAGCATTTTATCCACAGCAAGTTTTTGAGCGTGAGGTCGAAAATCACAGAATATTATTGGCACGGGTAAACAATGATCCAGCAGGATATATTTATCATGGATCATTTGGTGATACCTTGAAAATACATCAAGCGTGTATTCAGTACGATTTGCGCGGTCAACTTTATGGTGCGGAGCTTGTTCGTTTTTTAACTGAGATGGCAAGAGGCATGGCAAGCAATGCAATTTCGTTGCGCTGCGGATCGGACATAGAAGCAAATGGTTTTTGGAGGTCAATGGGGTTTGAGTGTGAGCGCGTCACTCAAGGTGGGATACGGCGCAGGCGAGATATAAATCATTGGTTTTTACAGCTACAACCTACGCTATTTCCAATGATAATTACTGAACCGTCAAAAAAGAAAAAAGACGCATCTGTGTGGGCGAAGGGCAGAAAAAAAGGATTTTCTCAAAACAGTTTTCGCCGTGGAAAATCAACAGTAGATTATCGCAAGTCAATTGAAGCGGCTGTAAAGGAATAATCACATGGCTAAATGGAGCTTAAAGGACATGATAAATCGGGAGGAATATGAGCGTGTTTGCGAAGAGAACAGGGAGTTAAAAAAGTTACTGCTGGAGAAACATTACGATGATCGGCGCAAATCAAATTTTGCTGATTATTTAGAAAGAAATCTAAAACAACGGGAGAAGAAAATGAAAAGTTTAACACCAGCGCAGGATTCTGAACTGAAATTTTTGCGAGGAATAGTTGATCGATGCCAAGAAGCGGCGTATAAATCTGAACCGCTTCCTAATGCAAAGCAGAATTTATGGGCGGCACAGGAGGAGCTTGACCGCTACGTCAGCAGCCTTCGCAAAGACGATTACCACATCTAGGGAGAAAAAGATGACAGAAGATGAGCTAGGCCAGAAAATGCTGGAGTTTGAGCGCAGCCAGACAAAAATCATTAGAACCACTGGGAATGAGCTTCTGATAGGCAAGCCACTGCGACCCACTTTGCCGTGCGATATGGAAGAGCCAAAGCCCAGCCGCACAGATACTGGCGCGTTTACCCCGATTTTGAGGGCGCTAGAAAAACACGGGCCAATGACCAGTCGAGACTTGGCGCGGCTGCTGAAGAAAAACTCACAAAATATTTGTGGCACAGTTCGCCACGCCGTGACGGCTGGACTGGTTGATCAGACGCCTCACTCGATTTTGCGAGAGGAAGACAATAAAACAAACGGCCACATGGATTGCTGGCTGTATCACATCGCGGCATAAAAATCATCGGGGGAAAGTCGCCCATTTTGGCTTCCCCCCATTTCCCCCTATATATTCCCCCTGTATATTAATTAAATATATTTAATTTGTATTCTGCTATTGTATCTCCGATCAGAATGCCTATATGTATTGTGTAAGATCAAAAACTCAAAAAATGGAGAGACCCAATGTTCAAGAAATTCGCAATCAAAGTTACTAGCAGATTTATCGCCGCGCCAGAAGCCAATACACAAGAAGAATATGTTATTGAGTATAAGGCAGAGCGTGACTTTCTTCGCCGTTCAAACAGCCCACGGGCCACTTGGAGTACCGCTGCTGAAGCTGAAGCGGTAATCGAAGAGCTTCCAGTACGCCGTGCTGGTGCTTTCCCACAAAAACATTCTTACGAGATCGAAGAGATCAATTACACTCACGCCAATCAGAACGGCTATAGCGATACAACACCATTTGAGATCGTGCGTGTTGTCTCCAACAAAACAATCGAATTGCGCTCCATGAGCGCAGAGCGGCACCCCGACTGGAAGCCTGAGTTTGTCTCAGGTGGCTTCGCTGGTCATTGCACCAACAATGGCGATCAGCGCAACGCTTGGGTCATTAAGTCAGACCCAGAGGGCTACACAGTTCGCGCTCGTCTCCAGAAGGACGGTTCGTGGAAAAGCAGCCACGGGCGTCACAGCCTGCACACTGCCGCTATTAAAAAATACGACTACAACTTTTAATCCAACGGGGGGCTTCGGCCCCTCATCCAACTATCCAACCAAGGAGAGATCAAATGACATACGATCTAAACACACAGCGCCCGTTCATTTCAGCTTTGGTTGAGAATGCGCTAGACGGCCTCGACGGTACTAAATTTGCGCTGACAAAAAGTCAGAAGGCCAAGGCGCTAAAAGTGCTGGTTGTTAAAAAGCCAAACAGTGGCAGAAACAATTGCTCATATGCTTGTCACAGTTCAATTGTGATTAACTTGTCATATTGGCAGATCAAAAACATCGTGAGCGGCAAATATGAAAATGGACATAAATGTTTTGAGGATAAAGTTCTGGACGGCCACGTCTATTATAACGAATACAAATCATTTGACTCCAACGCCAAATGCGGTGGCACGTTTATCAAAACAGGCGATGTCGATCACGGCAACCTGATCCAAGTTTTGCATGAAGTCGCTCACTATGTGCAGTTTACATTATATTGCGCGGATCGGAGCATCGGGCGCTACCTGCGTAAGCCGCATGGCGATGGTTTCATCCACATCTATTCGCGTTTGCGCGAGGCGTTCTGTAACGACCCAGCCACCCGCGCAGCGTTTATTCAGCGGTGCCACGAACAAGCATTTAATGACGTGTGGTTTGCCCTTGAGGCAGCTTAATCAACAGGGGGCCATCGCGCCCCCACCAACTAAGGAGAGAAAAATGGCACGTAGCTTTAAAATATTTGGAATTAAAGATGGTGGCTCAGAGGAGTGGGTCGATACTGTAAGCAGCCCAAAAGCGGGAAAGGCGGCACATGAGGCAATGAAGACGCAAGGCTACTTTGATTACATCCGTTGCCGCGATTGCTTGGGCGGTTTGCGCTTTGAATACAATTTGAAAACTGGAAGGAAGACAGCATGACTATCCCCTGCCCAGAGTGCGACCACACCGATTATCACGGCAAGGTCGAAAAGGAAGTCCACCAGCGTTTCGGTGGCACACTGGAGCCTGTTGGAGAATGGGTCGATTGCGATTACTGTGATGGCAGTGGCGAAATTGAGGAGGAAGACGATGGGTGAATACGAGTGCATTGACTGCAACGCAGTCTTTCATCTGGAGGAGCCGCCGTTTGACGGCTCTTCGCTGTGCGACGATTGCCGCACGGTGATTAAGTTTCCATCTCTGTCCGATCTGGATCGACAGTTTGAAGAGCTTGAAAGGCAGAGTGAATTAATCAGGGAGCAGGCCAAGCAAATCAGAAAAATCAGAAGCCGTCCCTTAACCCATCCAGAATCTCACTGAGAGTGGGCCTTTTGTCTTTCTTTTCATAGACGCACTGAAAAACACGGGGGCATTCGGAGAAGGACAGCGTTGGATAGTGATACCCAAGCCCCCCAAATCCCGCTGAGAAGCGATAGACGCAAATTTTCTGACCCGTATTTTTGTCAGTAATTCGCTTCCACAGGTTGCACGGTACGTGAGTGGGATTGGCAACGCCTGCCAGCGTTACAGACATCAATAAAACTTTAAACATTTTGTCCTGCTTTTTGACATGAAAAACTGCCCCTCACAGGGACGCCAAAAATATGTGAAGTTTTCTCTAAAAGATGCGGCCCCTTTATCATGCCTGCGGCCCAGCAATGGCCTTCTGTTTTAAATCTTTCATCATTTTCCAACACAATTGTCTCACCATTTACAAAGAATATAATAATGTACAGCACCCAAGAGCCTGTCATAGAGCAAGCGTCAGCAAATAAATGCCGCCCCCTAAAACAGAAATTATGCCAAGCGACAACGCAGCAATCGCCATGTTGTTTTTTATTTGGCGCTTGCTTTCCATTGCGGCATATACCGTGCGCTCTCGTTCTGCCCTAATTTTGCGTCTCATGCCAAGCATCTCGTCATAGGTTCCCAAACCGAAACGATAATCCAACATAAACTTAATTTCGGATTCAAATTCTTTTAATTTTTTGGCGCGGATTGTGATGTCCATCGCCTGCTGTTCAATTGATGCCTCGCCGTGCTGTTTCTTTTCCAGCCACGTTGTATTTTTGCGCTGCGATTCGGCGCGGGTAATGTCAGCAACAGCGCCATACCAAGACCCAAGATGTTTTGAAACGTCTTCAATATCCTTGCCAGCCTGTATCAGCATTTTAACGCCCTTATAGGCGGCTGTGGCGGCGGCGTAGGCGCTTACAGGATCGATCATGGGTCATCACCCCCTAAATGGAATTGGGGGCATTATAGCGGCTATTTGGGCTTGTGAACAGAAGCAAGCTGTCGCGCTTGCTCCCTGATCAATTCACGCTGCCTTTCAAGTTCAAGAAACTGCCGATCCAAATCGGACAGAGGCTCAGGAAATTTAACTACTTTCTCATCGCTCATCTTCATCCTCCTCCACTTCGCCACTGCCATCACAGTAATCGCAATCGACCCATTCTCCAACAGGCTCCAGCGTTCCACCGAAACGCTGGTACACAGTCTTTTCGACCTTGCCGTGATAATCGGTGTGGTCGCATTCTGGGCAGGGGATCATCATGCTGTCTTCCTTCCTGTTTTTAAATTGTATTCAAAGCGCAAGCCACCCAAGCAATCGCGGCAACGGATGTAATCAAAGTAGCCTTGC